ATGGAGAATAGACAAGCAATGCAATTCCCGCTGCTGCCCCTGCGCGATATCGTCGTCTTTCCGCAGATGATCGTTCCCCTGTTCGTCGGGCGCGACAAAAGTGTCGTGGCACTCGAGAAGGCGATGGAGGCGGACAAGGAAATCTTCCTGGTGTCGCAGCTTGATCCCGCCGAGGATGATCCCGACCGCGAGGCGCTTTATGACATGGGCGTTATCGCCACCGTTCTGCAGCTGCTCAAGCTTCCCGATGGCACCGTGCGCGTGCTCGTTGAGGGCAAGCAGCGCGCGCGCCTTACCGGGATATCCGCAGCGGAGGGTTTCGTTGAAGCTCAGGTGGAGGCCGTGGAGGAGCAGCCCGCGACCGGGCCTCAGGCCTCGGCGCTGATGCGCTCCGTCGCGGATCAGTTCGAGAATTACGCCAAGCTCAACAAGAAGCTGCCCGCCGAGACGCCGGTACAGCTGCGCGAGATCGAGGACGCGGGCCGTCTCGCCGATGCGGTCGCGGCGCATGTCAACGTCAAGGTGTCGGACAAGCAGGCGCTGCTCACCGAAACTGACGCCGCCAAGCGGCTGGAGATGGTGTTCGCCTTCATGGAGGGCGAGCTTGGCGTGCTGCAAGTCGAGAAAAAGATCCGTGGCCGCGTCAAGCGCCAGATGGAGAAGACCCAGCGCGAATATTATTTGAATGAGCAGCTGAAGGCGATCCAGCGCGAGCTGGGCGGGGCCGAGGGCGAAGAAGCCGACGAGATGGCCGAGCTTCAGGCCCGCATCAACAAGCTCAAGATGACCAAGGAGGCCAAGGCCAAGGCCAATGCCGAGCTGAAGAAGCTCAAGTCGATGCAGCCCATGTCCGCCGAGGCGACCGTGGTGCGCAACTATCTCGACGTGCTGCTCGGCCTGCCCTGGGGCAAGCGCAGCAAGGTGAAGAACGACCTCAAGCGCGCACAGGAAATCCTCGATGCGGATCATTTCGCGCTTGAGAAGGTCAAGGACCGGATCGTCGAATATCTCGCGGTGCAGGCCCGCACCAACAAGCTGAAAGGCCCGATTCTGTGCCTCGTCGGCCCCCCGGGCGTCGGCAAGACCTCGCTCGGCAAGTCGATCGCGAAGGCCTGCGGGCGCGAGTTCGTGCGCCAGTCGCTGGGCGGCGTGCGCGACGAGGCGGAAATCCGTGGCCACCGGCGCACCTATATCGGCTCGCTGCCGGGCAAGATCGTGTCCAACCTCAAGAAGGCGGGCAGCATGAACCCGCTGTTCCTGCTCGACGAGATCGACAAGCTGGGGCAGGACTTCCGCGGCGATCCGGCTTCCGCGCTGCTCGAAGTGCTGGATCCGGAACAGAACGCCAAGTTCCAGGACCATTATCTCGAAATCGACCTCGATCTTTCGGATGTGATGTTCGTCACCACCGCGAATTCGCTCAATCTTCCGCAGCCCCTGCTTGATCGCATGGAGATCATCCGGCTGGAGGGCTACACCGAGGACGAGAAGGTCGAGATCGCACAGCGGCACCTGGTCGCCAAGCAAATCGAGGCGCATGGCCTCAAGGAAGGCGAGTTCACGATCACCGAGGAGGGCCTGCGGGATCTCATCCGCTACTACACCCGCGAGGCAGGCGTGCGCACGCTGGAGCGCGAGATCGCGCGGCTGGCGCGCAAGGCGCTGCGCAAGATTCTCGAGGGCAGCGTGAAGTCCGTGGAGGTTACACCTGAAAACCTTCATGATTTCGCGGGGGTCCGCAAATACCGTCATGGCGTCGGCGAGGAAGAAAACCAGGTCGGCGCCGTTACAGGCCTTGCCTGGACCGAGGTGGGCGGCGAGCTGCTGACGATCGAGTCCGTCACCGTGCCCGGCAAGGGTCAGATCAAGACCACAGGCAAGCTCGGCGAAGTGATGACCGAGTCGGTTCAGGCGGCCTATTCCTATGTGAAGGCGCGCGCGCCGGGCTATGGCATTCGTCCCAGCATCTTCAACCGCAAGGATATCCACATCCATTTGCCCGAGGGCGCTGTGCCCAAGGACGGCCCGTCCGCTGGCATCGGCATGGTGACGAGCATCGTCTCCACCCTTACCGGTGTGCCGGTGCGAAAGGACGTGGCGATGACTGGCGAGGTCACGTTGAGGGGGCGCGTTCTCCCCATTGGCGGCCTCAAGGAGAAGCTGCTCGCCGCGTTGCGCGGAGGGATCAAGACCGTGTTGATTCCACAGGAGAATCAGAAGGATTTGGCCGAAATCCCGTCAAATATTACCGAGAATCTCGAAATCGTGCCGGTCAGCCATGTCGATGAAGTGCTGAAGCGCGCTCTGGCTTCGCCGCTGGAGCCGATTTCCTGGTCCGAGGAGGATGATCTTGCCGCCCAGCCGGTTTCGCATCCCGCAGGCGAGCAGGATGTTGCAGTGCGTCATTGAAAAATCGCCCGCGCGGATATGATCTCCGGGTCATATCCGCGCGCCGGATGCGATTTTTTTGCCTTTACCCTTTGACAGACGCCGAAATCCGCGCATTTATGGCGCTCCCGGACTAACGATTCCCAATTCAACACAAGCAATGAGGGGGTTCCCACACTATGAACAAGCAGGATCTTATTGGCGCGGTTGCTGATGGCAGCGGTCTGAGCAAGACGGATGCGGCCAAGGCGGTCGAAGGCGTATTCGATGCCATCACCGGCGCGCTCAAGAAGGGTGACGAAGTCCGCCTCGTCGGCTTCGGCACCTTCTCCGTATCGAAGCGCAAGGCCTCGACCGGCCGTAACCCGCGCACCGGCGAAGCCATGACGATCAAGGCTTCTTCCCAGCCGAAGTTCAAGGCCGGCAAGGGCCTGAAGGACGCTGTCAACTAATTGCCATCCGGCAGGCCGCTATGGGCGACAGGCCGAGGTGGGTAGGCCTTGGAACCGTCCTGAAAAGCCGGATCTGCCAGGGGTGTTATGAAATCGGGTGCGGGGCTTCGGCTCCGCACTTTTTTTGTGCGCGGCAGTTTTCCGCCTGGATGGGGGAAAAGGGTGCTTGACGCTGCACCAGCGCGCGCTTAAGTGGCCCTCCGCCCCCGGGCGGTTTCAATGTGGCGATCGTAGCTCAGTTGGTTAGAGCGCTGGTTTGTGGTACCAGAGGTCGTGGGTTCGGATCCCATCGGTCGCCCCATCTTTTCAATGAGTTAGGCGATTTCTAACCATTGCTCCCCGGTTCAGTTGAACATTACCAGTTCAGAGCCTTGGCCGCCCTGCGCAGATAATCAGGGTGGAAACGCGCGTACACCCGCGTCGTAATCATGGTGTTCTTATGCCCCAGAAACTGCGCGATTTCCTCCATCGGGGTGCGAGCTTCCGCCATCCAGACGGCGGCACTGTGACGAAACATATGCGGTGTACAGTGCACGCCGGAGCGCGTGGCCGCTGCTGCTATGCCCTTCTTGATGGAATGAATGCGGGAGCCGCCTGCCTCGATCACGAACGGCGTTAGCGCCATCTCCTTGGCTTCTACTAAGACCGGATATAGGCGATCGTTGATCGGGACGGTCGCGCGCCGCTTATTGTCCTTCTGGATGCGCCCGCTAGGATTGAGATTGATGAGCCGCCGGTCAAGGTCGACCCTCATCCAGGGCAGCTCCAAGAGGGCAGAGCATCGTGCCCCGGTGGTGACCGCAAGCTGAGCGAACAGTTTCACATGAGGTGCATGGCATCCTGCCAGAAATTTTCGGAATTGCGCCTTTGTGAGGTGCTCGACCTCGCTTTCGGGCATGGCGGGCAAGATGATAGGCGGCGGGTCTCCGGGGAGCATTCCGCCCTTCTTCGCCCATTTCAGCGCGGCGTTGATCGCTCCCAGCTCATTGCGCACGGTGTTGGCTGCACGGTTGCGCCATGCTGGATAGTCCAGTTTGCTAGTCGTTTCATCGATCTGATCGAGCCGCAGCTTGCTCCAGAACGGCTCCGCAGCCTTCCACCCATGTCGCTTACGGGCCTCATCGCTTGGATGCGAATCGAGATAGGCCTCCATGATCTGGCCGATGCTGTCGGCATGGGCGAGGGTCAGTCTTTGCCAGAACTCACGAGCCTTGGCCTCGGCGGCGGTTCGGCTTGTCGTGCCAAGCGAAATGCGGTGCGCTCCTCGCGCGTCAGCGTAGCGGATGCAGTAGGACCAGTATGTGCTGCCATCGTCCCGTCTCCGGGTGAGTTTTCCGAGGCTCCAAGGCTCGCCCGACATTCGTATTCCTCCACCGCTGCCCTGCTGATTCGCAGCAGCTTGCCGCCAAAGCGCATGGCCCGCAACTTTCGCGCCCGTATCTGATCGTAAACGAAGGTGTCAGAGACATCCCAGTGCGCCGCGAGCTGGGCGACGGTGAACGGTCGATCATCGGTCATGTTTTGCCGCCTTGCCCGCGTGGCGGGATCCAGCGCGTGGGTGCAAAATCGCCTGCAGGGCGCTGCTTATCCCACACCAGCCACATATAATCGACCTTGCCGCGCTTGTAGGCATCCTCTCCCATTTCCTCGATCTGATCACCGGGAGGCATTGAGGGTCGCTCGGAAAATACGAAGATTGATGGCTTTGTGGCCGTGAAAAAGGCGTAGCGTTCCTTGCTGGATAGCCATTTGAGCGGCACCAGTGCTGCGACCTTGTGGGTGGCCAGTTCGAGCGCGCGGCGGGCGATGCGGAGCGAAAGGCCGCGCACGAGCTGGCCATCCTGATAGCTGAAAGGCGGGTTCATGACGATCGAGAGGCGGGGACAAGCCTCCATCATGTGGCGCTGATCACCCATGAAATCATGCTCGCCGAGGAAGAACTTCGAGTTATGGCCGATGCGCGCGAATTTATCGGTGCCGAACGCGCGGAATCCCCGATCGAGCAGCGTCATCGGAATGTTACCCATGCCGCAGAAGGGATCGAGATAATCGACATCTGGTTCCAACTCGATCATGTCGAGCAGGGCAGCGGTGACCCATTGCTCCTCGACATACCAATCCCAAGGGTGGCGTGGCAGCTTTTCGCCGCGATCGTTGGAGAGTTCGGCGGTCACGAGACTAGCTCCCGAAACAAGATCGGTTGCACTGACCCATCGCCGTAAACTGCATCGAGCCATTCATCGGCGCGAGGTTCATCTCCCGACCATTTTTCGGGGTATGTATGGGCCGCGATCAATTCTCTGATGCGACTTTCTTCCTCGGTATTTATCAGATCGACACCTGCCCGCGTCTGGATGTCTAGTATGCGACCTAGCGCTTCGGTCCGCGCTTCCAGTGTTAAAGGCCCCATGCGCTGTGGGTTTTTTGCTATCTGACCGTTCTTTAGCAACTCAACGCCACGCTTCCGAAGGCGTTGCTGCGGTTGACGCATCCATCGATATAATGGTTTTAGCTCCAAAAGCGGGGCAAGATGAGTCCATCCAGACATGGCGACGACTGTTTCCAGCGCCGTGTCTTTTTGAGCCAATGGGCACCCAATGCAGCCTGTGCGAGCATTGATTTCCAGAGCATCATCGCCGCCATATGCGTCTGCAAGAACTTGGGTCGGCCATCCACCGAACTCTGCCCTTGGAGCGAATATCTTCAGCCAGTCCCAGATCCAGCAAACGCGCCAGTGCAGCAGAGGGGCGAGCGTTGCGAGCCTCCCCTTAATACCCTTCGCGTCAGGAAGTACTTGTTGATACCAGCCTTGACCGCATTCTGCCCCGTCCTTCGTGCACGACATTGCAATTCGCCCGTCACGGATGGCGCTCTCACCCTGGCGAACTCCCGTCAACATAAGTGCGGATCCCGGTAGGCTCACCAAGGCGGCTTCCAAAGCTGCTGCCATAGGATCAACCTTGATTTGGCGCGTACACCAACGAAGTGTATTATTGTTCGGGGGCGGTACACCTCGACCAAGTATGTAGACCATGAACCGCTTATCTAAGGGTGCTCTTACAGTTTCGATCCTGATCCAGTTGCGCTCGCGAAGCTTCGCGATGATTTGATCGGCTGCCTTCTGAATTGGTGGCAGCTCTTGTCGAGTGTCGGCATAGAAAACATGCAATAATTTCGGTTGTGGCAACTTCCCAGCGTCAATCAGGTGAACTAATAAAGTCAGAAGTGCTGTGCTGTCTTTTCCGCCCGACCATGCGATGGCGTAATGCTCGTGCTTATCCCAATAGGCCAATAGCGATTGCAAAGTCAGCTCAACGCCTTCGCTATGCACATCATAAATAGATAATGGCCTCATTTCGATTCCTCGATTATTTCAGCTGCTTGAGAGAGATATTTGCGGGCGCGGTCGAGCTGGCCTTCGCTGGCGAACTGGACGGCAAATTCGGCCAGGTTGCGCACCCGCGCGGCGGTGTCGCGGATCTGCGCCTTCTGTTCGATGAAGGCGCGGCGATCGGGCGGATTGATGTCTTCCCATGCTGGTGAGTTGCTCATCGCCGGACCCTTTCGTCAGGATCAAAGCCAAAGCGCGTGCACAATTCATGCGCCATGGTGGATCCCACCGCGAAGGTATCCATTACGGCAACCCAGCGTGGTCTGTATCCGCGGCTGTATCGCGATCGAGCATTGCGGACCGCCGAGCGCAGCAAAATCTCGTCTTCGGCAATCCGGCTATTCGCATCTGCCAGCATGGTCTCGGGCCAACACCCATCTGAATAGGCGGGTGCTTCATCTTCGTGAACTGCTGTCACGCCGTCTGCTGGGCGCGCCTCGGTTTCAAAGAAGCGTCCAGCATCCGACTTTCTGCCAGTGTAACCTTGGCCATGAGGCCGGTAGTAAAGGCCTCTCTTCACAAGCAAAAATTGAGCTTTCATGCGGCAGTCCTTTCTTGGTCGAGAGTGGGGGCAGCGTTCTTCGCGCGCCAATTAGCGATCGCGCGCCGCCAGCCTTCGGCGTCCCCGCGGATGTGGCGGTAATAGGGCCAGGTGCGCTCGCGCCCTGCCCAGATGCGCATCGCGCAGAGCAGCGCGACCTGTTCGTTTTCCTCATCAGTCATGCGGCCACCTTGCCGATCGGCGCGCTCGATCCAGCGGGCAATGGCGGTGTCGAGAGCGGCGGTCCGGGCTTCCAAGGTCTCCGGCCCGGCAGGCTCACCGTTGCCGGTCGCGATCCAGTGCCAGTCCTTTGCGATGGCGCGCCAGGCCTCCAGATCCGCGCGCGCGTCATCGGCCAGCAGCTGCTTGGCCTGCACCATCTGCGGATAGGTGTCGCGCCGCCGCTCGAACGCGGCGCGGGCCTCGGCGGCGATATCCTCGCTCGGCGCGTTGAGGCGGCAAGCCGGATTGGCGAGGCGAGGGTGCGACCAGTCGGTCATGACTGATCTTTCGACGCTCGAATTAGAGCCTGCTGACCCTCTTGGGATATTTCGATCCCGAAATAGGGCTGTCGTTTTGCGCCGTCAGGATTAGGGTTGTGGGCCTCTGATATGAGAACATAGCCTCGCTTTTCCAGCTCGCGACCAAGAACAGCATCGTGATAATTCCAAATATCTGAGCCACCATTTTCATCGAGAAAATTGAGCAGCTCTAATTGTTCGGAGGTCAGGCGTTCGGTCATTTCCGGCCCTCCTCCGTATCTAGCTTAGTGAGTGCCTCGCCCATCGCCTCGATCACCGCGCGCTTGCCAATCGCGCTTTTCAGAATGCGTCCGATGAGCTTCCATGCGACCTTATCGATGGCCTTTTGGACGATATTGGCGGCTACAAAGCCAGCCAAAATGGAAATGGGATCGAGCGTCATTTGCGTTCTCCTTTGGCGGGGATGGTGCCGGTTTGCTCCGCCAGCATGGCGTAGAAGTGGAGATCATCGGCGAGGGTTTTGGCCTCGGCGGGGGAGAGGAAAAAGCCGAGGGGGAGCCAGCGCATCAGCGCGGACTCCGGCGTCATGGCGATCAGATATTTCCCGGTGTCCTGCTTTTCGAGGAAAAAGGAGAAGGGGCGCGGTGATTGCTGTGCCGATGGCGCGGGATCCGAGGAATGCACTCCGTCCAGCACCTCGGCATCGAGGCAGGAGTTGAGGATCGGGTTCGAAGCTAATGCATCAGCCAGATATGCGGAGAGCTTATCATGCTCTATTTTCTCGTTGCAGTCAGGGCAGCGGACGAAGGGAATGCCGGTGCAATCCATTTCGACCAGATCCCAGCCTTCGGGCAGCACACAGTATTGAGTGTGTTCTGTGCGCTCGCAATCACCGCAGATGAAGGTGATGACACCTAATTCCGGGCCTGAGGCTCGATCGATGCCAATGATAACGGGTTGTGCCAGTGTGGCGGGCATGGCGGTTCCTTTCATGCGAAAATGAGGGAGAGGAGGAGCGCGGCGATCATCATCGCGCCTGTGGCGCTGGACAGGATCATGAACGACATGCGCTGGGCGGCGCGGCAGGAATCGCAGCTGCAATAGGCAGGCTTGCGTCGACGAATTTCGGGCATGGCAATGGCTCCTTTCATTCGATGCCGAGGGCGGATCGGTATGTTTCGATGATCGCGTCGTTTTCGGCGCGGGTGTGGGGATCGAGTTCGCGAATTTTGAGGATTGCGCTGATGCCCTTGGTGTCGAAGCCTACTGCCTTGGCTTCCGACATCACGTCGCGGATATCTGCCGCGATGCCGCGCTGTTCCTCTCGGAGCCTTTCGACCCGCTCGATGATCGACCGAAGAGCCTGAGCAGCCGCATCCGGGTTGGCGTGGATAGGATCCGGCGCGGGTCGCTGTTTCCTGCCCTTGGGCTTGGTTGCGGGCGCGGGGCGGAATTCATGACGATATCCGCCCGAGCCATCGGGAACGAGCTGCAGCGTCAGGCGCGGCGCGGTTTCGGTCGCGTCCGTCATATCGGTAGAGCCTCTTCAGTGGGTTTGGAGAAAATCCAGCAGTGCGCGGTCTTGCCGTCGCGGCCATTGACGATGCCCTGGCCGATATATTTGCGGCGCTTGCTGTGCGGCAGCATCTTTTTCAGTTCGAGCATCGAACCGCCGGGAATTGACAGGCGGTGCGCGTTGAACAGCGCTTCGATCTCCGGCATTCGGATCGCGATCATGTTGGCTTTGCGGTGATGATTGAGGCCCGCGATCTCGCTTTCGAGCTTGCCTTCGCGCAGCTTCGCATCGAGGAAGTCGAAGCTCTCCCAGAACTGCTGCACGATCGGATGATCCGCGCCCAATGCGCCATGCTGTTCGAGGCACATTTTCTCGATCAGCTTTTGGCCCTCGGCGAGCTGGGCGGCCTCGATCGCCGCCTTGCCATCCACGGTCATGGCTTTCGCCAGACAATCGAGCGCAGCGGCGAGCTGGGCATGGTTGAACGCGAGGCGCGGGTTCTGCACCTCTTTATGATCGAGCAGACGGCGCTCATGCACCTTGAAGCGTTCGAGATAGTGCGCCAGCAGCGGCTTTTCCTGCCGGATCATGGCGATGATCCAGTGCGAGACCTTTTCGACTTCGATATTTTTGAGGCGTTCGCCCGCCGCCTTGCCTTCCGGGGAGAAGCGCGATTTATCAACATTCAGCGGCATGATGCGTTCGAGCACTGCCTCTTCCGCCTCGCGGATAGGGTCATTCTGCGCGATGATGATGGAGCCGCGAAACGGCGGGCTGAATGTATCTGTGCCGCCGTTCATCACGCCACGGGTGCGCGGCGAATGGCCGTTGTAGATCTTCTTCAGTTCCGACCAGTCGAATTTGCGGGTGTGCGGCTGATCCTTTTTCCGGTCGCCCTCCAGCAGCACCACGGGCAGGTTGCCGTATTTGACCAGCTCGCGCGCAATGCCCGCCGCTGTGGCACTGGCCGGGTCAAAGCCCTCGTAATTGTGAAGCCGCCCCACGAGCTTCCAGCAGAAGATGAGCAGGGTTGATTTACCCGATCCCGGCTCGCCGGAAACTTCCAGAAAGCCGAGGCTCTGCTGTGTGCGACGGACCTGCTCGGCGAAGAGCGAGAGCAGGAGATAGGCGAGGGTGACGAGGCCGAGCGGGCCGAACGCGGTGTAAAGGTCGGAAAACCAGCTGTAATCGATCTCGTTGGGATCATATTGGATGGCGAATTCGCGGCCCGAGCCATTGGGTTTGACGCCGACCTTACCGATCTCGAAATAATCCTCGTCATTCAGCGGCACGAGACGGCCATCGGTGACCGCGATATCCTCGAACATCCATGCGCCGTGGTCGATCGAGTAGCCCGAGAAATAGAGGCTATCGACGGTGCGGATGCCGTCGAGCTGGCGCTCCATCAGCCGATCGAGCTGGAATGTGGTGCCGGTGAAGATGCCGCCAGGTGCGACCGAGATCAGCCGCTTCTTGAATTCCGCGCCAGCAGCGACTGCGGATCCGGAGAAGTTGGCCTTGACCGTCTCCTGCTTGCCGGGGAAATCGACGCGCAGATAATAGCTGTTCTCGGAAAGGGCCAAATCGCGCTGAAAATAGAGCGCGCGGAAAGTGCAGTTGGCGATCTCGGTTATCTCGACGGCCTCGCGCGCGGCCATGTCCCATTTTTGTTCGTTCGAGAGAGTGGAGAGCGTCTTGTCCTCGTCATAGGACTGGATCAGCTCATTGATGCGTTGAACCGAGAATTTGGCCCAGAGCTGCCGGGTCTTGAAGGTGAGCGGGAATTCGGCGCGACGTGAGCGGCGATACAGCAGGAAGGCTTTCTCGGCGGCATTCTCGGCGATGGTGATGTCGCCGTTTTCAAGATATTTTTCGAGGTCAGCGGCTTCCAGCTTGCGCCGCTTGAGGAGATCGTTCCAATCGAGCTTCGATCCCTCGCCATCTGGGCGGACCTGCGCCGCGCGGGCGCGCCATTGCTTGCCCTCGCGCGCCTTTTCGACGCACTCACGAGCCGCTCGTACTCCCGCCGGGCCGACATCGAACGCGAAGACGAGCGTGGGCCGTGGGGCGTGCGGGCCGATCTTCGCGACCGCTTCCGCCAGCTGGTCCAGCCATTCGACGGGATAGTTGTTGGTGGACATGGTGGCCGCCGCGCGCGCGGTGGGCCGCTCATGCTCGAATGCCTCGCCCAGCGCGATGGCATCGAATATCCCTTCCGCGAACCAGATTTCATCGACCCGCGCGAGATCGTCAAAGGTCAGCGCCGGGTGATGCCAGGCCTTGCCGCGATAGCTGTAGCCATATTTGAAGTTCGCCTTCTTCTTGCCGAAGCGATGGGGCCGATCGATGAGCCGTTCCCAAAAGCCTTCATCCGGCATGGCAAAGCGGACCGTTGCGGATCCCGCATTCAGCTTGCGGTCAAAATAATTTTCCTGCGTGTAATGCCCGGCGAGCTTGGTGATGTTGAGGCCGCGCTCGTCCCGCAGATAGGCTTTGGCCGCCGCGTGGGGATCTTCCGCCGTCTGGGGATGCCGCTCAGACCAGTTGTCGAACAGATCGGAATAGAGATCGCGCGTCGACCATTCATGGCCGCATTTGCTCTCACGCCCGCACCGCACCACCCATGGCTTTTCGGTGTAGACATAGACTTCCTTGCCCTTGCAGTCCGGGCACTTGCCATTGCGCCACACCCGCGCGCTGTTGCCGGTCGACGGGAACGCGAAGTCCGCCTTCAACCGGCTCAAAATCTTGTTGCGGAGCGCAGTGTCCATGGGGTGGTTTCGATCTCGTCTGGATGCAAGGGGCCGTTCGCCGGGTGACCGGCGGTGGTCGGGTTCGAGCGGTGGAGCGGGTCAGGCGCCCGAGGGCTTGGGGATGACCTCGAAGATGGTCATCTGGCCGAAATCATGGCCTGGCGGCTTTTCATCGCGCATCTTGGCCGGGCGAAACTTGGAAGAGATACCGGAAGGAGAAATGACCTTCTCCACCGAAAGAATTGCTGTCCATGCCATGCTGCAATGAATATCGGGGCACCGATAGTAGAGCCGCCGGGTTTCGGGCGACATCTCCTCCGAGCTTCGGGTGTTGGACCGCTTCCCGCACGCGGGGCAGTTCATGGCGGGTGCGCGCCCGTCGATGGGCTTTACCAGCGCTTCGCCTGCCATCCCCGCGATTTTTGTCATGTGCCTTCCCCCCGCGTAATTCATGTCGGTGCTCTCTCCCCGCTATTCATGATCCGCGTGAGCAGATGGCTCAGCTCCGATATGGCCTCCTCGACCTCCCGCACCGCATTGAGGCGCGCTTTGGGATCGCGCATGTCGCCCGCGAGCGCGAGAGCGGCGGCAACCGCCTCGCCGGATTCCTTGGCCGCGAGCGCCGCGCCCGCCATGACAAGGCCGGAGCTGCTGCTCTCCGTATCCGCCGCGCCCAGATCGAGCTGCAGCGCATAACATTCGAGCAGCGGCGCGCCTTCGCCGCCAGCGCGCCGCCACGCGGCATCAAGGCGCACGGCATCACGGAGCGAGATTTCCCGCTCGGTGTCTGGCGCGCCCAGCTTGCGCACATGGCTTTCCGACTTTCCCAGCACGGTGGCGCAGCCATCGTAGCCCAACAGGGCCGCGATTTTTGCAAGCGCCAGCTCGAAGGTTGCGGGTTGGCGGGGGATGGTCATTTGCCTTGCCTCCCCAGAAAAACGGTGCCGGGACGCGAGGGCATCACGCCCGGCACCGCAGGTGTTGGAGCGGGGTCGCTGCGCTCCTGGGATGATTTTTCGGCAAGGCGGCGCAGCTCATCGGCGGCTATCTCCTCGCGCACGATCTGGCGGATGGTTTCCTCCTCAATGCGGCTGATCATGAGAGCGGGTCTTCGTCGGTTTCGACGGGCTTGCTGCGCTTGTAGGCGCGCGCCTCGACGATCAGGCGGGACGCTTCGAGTAGGATCACAGCCACCAGCATCCCGCCGAGGACATAGGGCGCAAGCGCGTTCATTGGCCGCACCTTTCCGGGTGAAAATGGGCGATCCGCGCTGCGAGTTGCTGGCTTGCCATGCGGATCGATCGTTCGTGAGCCTTGCCGGAAGCGATAATCTTTTCTTCCTGCCGCGCGGTCAGATCGGGTGCGCCGCGATCCCTGCTGGGGGTGATGGTCGCCTTCACCGCGCGTTCGCTGATTGGGATGGAGGGGGCGCGAAGATTGCTCATGCCGCCAGCTCCAGCGGCTCGCGCCCGGCGGCAATTGCGGCCCGCGCGGAGGAGGTGAGCGTTACCGGCTCACCATCGCGCCGTCGTTTGATGTTGCCGAGCGTGATCTGCCGATCGAGCGCGCGTTGCAGCTCGCGCCGCGTAACTGGCATCGCCTGCCAGAGGGCGGCAAAGGGCATTTCGCCGCCCGCATCGTAAATCAGCGCCATCGCGGCGTTCTCGATCAGTTGGTCGCGGGCAAAGCTCTTGCCGCACTGGCGGACGGGAAAGACGATCCTCATGCGCGTTGCTCGCAAGCCACGGTGACGATCACACATGCCAGCGCGCTCCAGAATAAGGGTTCGCAGGCAAACGCCCCTGCAAACATGAGGCCGAGCTGAGCGGCAACGAGCAGACCACATCCATTGCGCACCCGATCGTCAAAGCCGCTCTCGATCTCGATTGCGGGCAGGCTGTCGGCGGTGAGATCGTGCGCGCTCATGCCCGGCCCCCCGTGTCTGACTTTCTGCGCGGAACATGGAAGTACACTGCGTCTTCTGAAACCGTGATGGCTTCCCTGCTAATCAGGCGACGTTCGAAAAGTTCGAAATATTCATTCGAGATATGACTATCGAGAAAAGCGCACCATGAGCCAGCTCGCACTCGGCACCACCAATCGCCCCTCTCGACACGCCGGAGGCCCAGCATTCCGAAATCAGCGCCTTCCCCAAGCAGCACCTGAATGGGCTGGCTATGGTCAAACAGTCGAATAGACGAAGCCAATTTATGTCCGATATGGATGCCCAGAAACGGAGCTGTGGGATTGGCCCACCATTGCAAGGCGATGCCATCGTCTGGTACTCGCGCCGGTTTCGCCTTGATATGCGGCTGCCGAAAAATTCTTTGGAAGCTCATGCGGCTTCTCCCTTGTCCAAAATGCTGGCGCGATTGCCGTTTCGGCCAAGGTTGCGGGCCGATAGGATCGCGCCACACAACGGCGTTGGTTCCGCAACGGAGCTGGCAGGCAGGGAGGCAATTTCGCGTGGGTAAATATCTGGGCGCAGCAGGTGGCGGGATACGCTGGTCGCGGCTTCCACCTTGAGAACATGCTCCGCAGGGAGCTGCTTGGACTGGTTGAGCCAGCGCCAGACCGTGGGCTGCGAGACCTCGCAGAGGTCTGCCATCGCTTGCTGGGAGTGCAGAATATCCACTGCCAGCAGGAGTGCTTCATATCGGGACATTTCGTTCATACGCATCTGAATATTAGCAAAATAATATTCTAGCAATAGCAAACTCATATTCTTTGGAAAAATTATTCAGCTATGAATGAGACATGGCGGAAAAGCTGACAATCACAGCACTTCGAATGCGCGCCCGGATGGAAGAAATCGGGATAACGCAGGATGAGTTGGCCGATCTTTTAGAAGTTACACAGGGTGCGATCAGTCTGATCTTGACCGGAAAAACTCAACGATCGCGACTGCTTCCACGAATCGCTGCTCGACTTGCAGTCAATCTTTCATGGCTACAGGGTGATACTGACGAGCTTATCGATATGCTCGATGAAGATGACGTCCCGGTGTCAGAGGACGACCTTGCCAAAATTTTGAAAGGGCGCAGCAACAGGAAACTGTTCAAACCTCCCACATATCGTCCGCTAGGCCGCAATGGCAATTTGAGCATAGATGTTGACCAGCAGGCGCTGGCAGAGCAGTTCGATCTCGTGGCCGTGCAGGAGATCGATCTTAAATTCGGCATGGGCGCGACCGAGCTGGAGCTGCCGGTGACGAGCCAAATTCGGCATTTCAGCCGTGAGTGGCTACGCCAATATACGCATGCGAATCCCGACAAGCTCTATTTTGCGCAGGGGATCGGCGACTCGATGGAGCCGACCATCAAGGATAGCGACCTGCTGCTGATCGACACATCCGAGGACACCATCCGCGTGAGCGACAAATTCTGGGCGATAGCCTTTGGCTACAGCGGTATGGTGAAGCGTCTGCGTCCCATGCCCGATGGCAGTGTCAGAATTCTGTCTGATAATCCTAACGTACCAGACGAGGTCGCCCATGACGGCGAGCTGCATCTGCTGGGTAGGGTGGTTGGCATCGTGCGGAAAATGTGATGGCAAAGCCTAAAAGGCCGTTGGCCGAAAAGGGCGCAGACAATGCAGCTGATCTTTATGCCATGGTGGGCGCGGCGCTAAGCTGGTGGGAGGCTAGCGAGGATGCCATTCTTGGACTGTATCGTCAGCTATGCGGTGCGATCGAACCGCTCGCCATGGAGGCATTCATCCATGCTCCGTTCAGCCATGAGCGCATTCACGCACCGTTTTGAACCCAGCGAAATCAAGTCGGTGGAAAAGTCGCTCAAGGCGCTGGAGAAGCTAGCAGAGTTGCGAAACGAAATCGCGCATGGCCACGTCTCGAATTACACCATCCAGGAGGGCGATCAGGTGCTGGCATCTGGCAACTATCTGTTGCCCTCTTTAAACGAAAAAGGCCCGCATGAACGGGATTTCCGCTTCCATCATACGCTTGAAACCATTGCGCAGTTTGTGGCGGACGTAAGGACATGGCGCGGAGACATCGTAGATGTCGGTGCGAAGGTTTTGATGCGCGACAACGAACAGGAGTTTTCGCCCGAGTACAATGGGTACGGCTATATGCTTGGCTGGATCGCGCAAAAAATTGCTCGGCGCGAGCTGGGCGGTAAGGAAGCCATCTTGCAACTTTCCGATTTGCTCAAACGGATCTCAGATGAGCCCCTCGTCGCGCCGCCGGTCGAGTTGGGTCCGGCGGCGGATTGAGCTACTCTTCAAAGCCGCGCCTTGATCTCGTTGCGCGCCGCGTCGGCCAGAAAGCGCGAGCGGTTGGGCGCGATGCGGTCGATCGCCGCCACAAGCCCTTCGTCCAGCGTGATGTTGATCCGCACCGATTTGCCCGGCATTTCCGCCCGCACCAGCACTCGCGCGGCCTCGATCACCTCCGGGTCTTGCCCGATGGCCCCCAGATCGGAGGGAGGGGGGAGGGTGTCCCCATGCTCCGCCGAGACCAGAAGATGCCCCGCCAGCGCCTCCTCCGCGTTGCGGGCCGCCTCCTGAATGGATGCGCCCGCCGAAGTGCAGCCGGGCAGATCGGGGAAAAACACGCTGTAGCCCTTGCCCGCATGCTCGATGATCGCCGGATAATAAATGATCGCCATATCACTGCCTCCTTGGCATCGGCCCCTTACCGGAGCCGGATGCCACTCTGCCTTTCGATGCTCTTGATGGTGCCTATCGCCATCTCCGATTTCGGGTGCGGAACCGTGACGGTGCCGGGCAGGGTCGGGTGGCGGAACTGCTTGTGGCTGCCTTGCTGGCGCACCTCGAACCATCCCGCCTTTTCCAACTTGCTGATGATGTCCCTGCTGCGCATCGTCAATTCGCTCCTTATGTGTGTATCAATACACATCAACGGGCGCTGGTGCAAGTAAAAAGTGTGTATGAATGTGTATTATTTCGCGGCTTCGAGGGTGAGGCGTGACATGAGGCCACCGCGTCCGTCCATGCTGTGTTCGTCCTCCGCGACGATCCAGTCATGCGCCGCGATCTCATACTTGACGCCGGTGAGCTTGACCGGCGTTTCCGGGAAGATGTCGGGGCGGCCATAGCTCATGTCCACGATGCAGCGGAATTTGGCCCGGTCCGTGCGCTTCGCCTCTGCGTCCGCCGCGTGTTGCGCGTCGGCCTGACTGGCGTAGACCTTGCGCAGGCGTTTGGGCTTTCCCTTGCCGTTGTGGTTTGATTTCAAAGTGTTGTGCTGGCCGGTTGACTTATCATGCCAACTTGCCTCCACGCCGTCATAATTGTCGCGCTCGACGCGCTGATACTCGATTTTTGCGGTTTCGCTGCGGTCGATGGTGACGGTGGGGAGTTGCTTGCCGCTGGCGGTCTTGCCGCTGCCGATCGGCGCGAAGATCAACGAGGCCGCCTTGACCGTGGCGACCGCATCGAACCGCTTGCCCAGCGCGCGCAGCAGCGCCGCATCGCTTTTCGCGCCCGGTCCCAGCGCCGGAATGACCTTCGCACCGAGTGCCGCCTCGATGCGCGGCGTGAGGCCGTTGTCCGCGGCGATCTGGCTCACGATCTGCTTCACCGTCTTGCCGACGAAAGACCGCTCGCGCCGCACCCGGAAGGCGTCCGTCAGATCGGCCGAGCGTGCGCGGATCGTCACCTGATCCGGCGGGCCGGACCATGAGGCTTCATCGACCTTGAAGCTGCCCTTGCCGATCAGCCCCAGAGGCAGGCCGCCGCCCTGTTTCCAGCCCAGCGCCACGCTGAGCGTCACGCCGGTCTTGGGGAGGGCGAGCTTGCCATCGGCATCATGCAACACGAGATCAAGCTGGTCGGCCTCCTCGCCGCGCTTTTCGGACAGAGTGAGCGAAATAAGGCGTGGGGCGACCGTGGCGGTCAAGTCCTTGCCATCCAGCGTCACCTGCCATCCGGCAATCGGCATGAGGGGCGCGTCGCTCATGCCGCGCGTTCCAGCTCCACCGTGAAATCGCTTTTGCGCGCCATGCCATCGACGAAAAAGAGGCTTTGCGTCTGGTCGATCGAACGGATGAAATAATCGCCCAGCACCTCGCCCACTCCGGACACGAGGCTGTAGGCCTCGCCGGTATCCGCCATTTCAACCAGCGTTTTGAGCGCGGTGTACGATCCGATGCCCTCGCCGGGGATCAGCGATCCGGTGAGTGAGATGCTTTCCGGCCCCGGCCCCACAAACTGCGCGGCGGGCAGAGCGCCGAAACGATCGCTCTGTGCGTGCCGCCACGCCCATTTACGCTGCAACTCCTGATAGGGCAGGGTGCCGATCTCGAACGCGAACATATCGAGCGCCATCATCATGAGCGGGATTCCTCAATCGTCAACATAGCTGGAGCGGAGGGAGGCTGCCGCCTGCCTCGCACGGCGATCGAGCTCCGCCGCCACCGCCTGCGCGATATCCTGCGGGCTTTGGCCCGGCGCGGCATGGATCGTGATCGAGACCGGACCGAACTGCGCCGACACGCCGCGCGGGCTACCCGCGCCAGCGCCTGCGCCAGCGGCGGCCAACGAGGTGCGGGCAAATGCGCGTGGCGCCAATGGCGTTTCGGCGGGTGCGCCTGCCGCCGCGACCAGCGCCGCGAGCGAGGCTGCCGCGCGGGCAGCGTCCTTCCCGCCGCGCTCGATGCCCAGCGCCAGACCATCGGTGATGAAACCGCCAAAGCCCATGAATACCCGGCTCGGGGAATGGATGCCCAGAACGCCCCGGAACCATCCCGCGACCTTCTGGCCGATGCCGAGGATCATGGATTTGACTGCCGTCACCCGCGAGCTGATCCCGTTCACCAGCCCATCGAGCAAAGCGCGGCCATAGCCCATGAAGGTTTGCCCCAGACCGGAGAGCCATGCGCCCGCCGCAACGAAGGCGGCGTGGATCTTATCCCAGTGCTTGTAGATCATGTATCCAGCGAAACCGAGCACGGCGACAATGCCGACGATGACGGCGATCATCGGGTTCGTCAGCATCATCAGCCCTGCCCGCATCACGCCGCGCGCAAGAAAGAGAGCGCCGGTTCGAATTAGATCGAACATCTTGAAGAGCACTGGGCCACCTCGCATCAGCCCTTGCGCAAAAAACGATATAACTCCGCGCATCTTACCGAACGCGGCAGCGAAAGTACCTGCCTCCTTCAAAATTTTGAATTTCTGCCACCATCCATAAAAGGTCGCGAATGGTCCGAGAATTGAGCCAAATGCGAAGCGCAGGATACCTAGCCCGATTTTGAAGGATGCCAGCCCACCAACGAGTGCCAGGATGGTATTAGTCGTGCCGGGATTGGCCTTGGCCCATGCGGACACGGCATTGATCGTTCGTGTCAGCCATTCGACGCCCACGGTGAGTGTCGGCAGGAGCTTGGCCCCGACCGTCAGAACCAGCGCGTTCATCGCGCTTTTCATTTTGTTGAAATTGGCTTCAGACCCCTTCGACATGCGAGCATATTCCTGTTCGGTCATGCCAAGCGACGCGAAAGCTGCGTCCTTGATCTGCGTGTATTTCTTGATTTCCTGCATCAGGCCCGCCGCCGCCTGATTAGCCTGCGCATCGCCGATAATATCGCTGATCTTTGAGGTGTCTCCCCCGGTCGCCTTGTTGAGTTTCTCGATCAGGGCCATGATTGGGTCACCTCCATCCTTGGCGGCTTTATGGGATGGCCCGCCCCTTTTCCCCGGCATCGGATATGATGCTGGTGCTTGAAGAGGAAAGGAGCGGACCGATGTCTATTGTGATCCTTGGCGTTGATTTGGGCAAGAATGCCTGCAGTGTGGTGGGCGTGGATGCGGCGGGAGCTGTCGTCGTACGCAGGTCGATGCGCCGCCAGACGCTGGTCGACTACGTTGCCAAGCTTCCTGTGTGCGTGGTCGCGATGGAGGCATGTTGCGGTGCCCATTATCTGGGGCGCCTGTTCGCCGCGCACGGACATGAGATCCGGCTGATGTCGCCGGAGTACGTACGGCCGTATGTCAAAGCACAGAAGAACGATGACCGCGACGCCGAGGGGATCGCCGAGGCCGCCTCGCGTCCAACGATGCGCTTCGTCGAACTCAAGACCCAGGAGCAGTTGGACATCCAGACGCTCCACCGGGTTCGCTCGCGCCTGGTGGCTGAGCGCAGGAGCCTGACCAACCAGTTGCGGGCGATCCTGCTGGAGCGCGGGACCATTTTCCCGGTTGGGCGGCGCAAGCTGGAACTCGGCATCGATGCCCTGCTGGCCGATGAGGATACGACCTTGTCACCGCGTCTGCGCCAGTTGGTGGCCGAACTGCGTGCCGAATGGCGCGAACTCGATACCAGGGTGGAAGCGCTGAACGGCGAGTTTGTCGAGCTGGCGCGCAATGACGCGGCTGCCCGGCGGCTCACATCCATCCCCGGCGTCGGGGTGCTGAACGCAACTGCCCTGATTGCAGCCGTGGGCGATGCCAGCAGCTTTGCCAAAGCCCGAGACCTGGGTGCCTGGCTCGGTCTGGTGCCCCGTCAGCATACTACCGGCGGCAAGCCGCGGCTGCTCGGCATCTCCAAGCGAGGCAACACCTACTTGCGCACCTTGCTCATCCACGGTGCCCGAGCAGCATTGCCGTCGCTGGCGCGAAGCGAGACCCCGTTGGGGCGCTGGTTGACAGGAATGATCGAGCGAGGAGTCCACCGCAATGCTATCGTCGTCGCGCTGGCCAACAAGCTGGCGCGGATCGCATGGGCGGCCTTGCGCAAGGACGCGACGTTCGAACGCGGCTACCCAGTCGCGGCATAACCGGATCGGCCGCACGCATCTTCGTGCATAGGCCAACAATGTTTGCAGGAAGGATCGTGAAGATGGCCTGACAGTCGATCGGCGTCTGGAAAGCCCGGCCAAAAAAATGGCACTCGTTGCCGGCGTCTTTATTGTGGCTCCAGACGTGCGGATGTCCATCTTGGCCATGGGGTCACCCATGAGACCGCATACGTTGACGCAGACTGATCAGAACACTTCAAAATCCCCCTTGCAGACGGGGCGGGCCATACGTTTTTCATGGTGTCGACAACATCGATCCCGAATTTTGCGAAATTCTTCTTGCCTTCCTTCGATTTCACGAAAAGCAGGAGATTGTTCAGATTATTCGCTGCTATCGCGCCATCGCCTGTCTTCGATTCCAAAATCTGCAGGGCTGACGAAAGCTGGCCGACTGCGTTGAGACCCTGGCCGCCAAAAGTAGCGAGATTGGCCGAAAGTTGCGGGAAATACTGGGCCATGTCCTTGACCTCGAACCCGCCCGCTTTACCTGCCGCCGCCATGATCTCAAGGCTTCGTGCAGTCTCGTTGAGCGGAACCTTGAGCGACAGCAGCCCAGCGTAAGCCGCCTTGCTCGCATCAACCACGTCCGCGTCCCATGCGGTTGCGAACTTGCCGATTGTCGGCAGCATCGCTTCAATAGCCTTGACGTTGATCCCCTTGCCCGCGAGAAAATCTGCCGCCTGAATAAGGTTGTCGCTCGCCTGACTGGTCTGGCCGGATACCTCAAGAATGCGATCTCCGAAACGCCGGGTGGCGGCTTCGCTCATGTCCGTCTTTTGGGCAATCAGGTTGAGCTGTTTCTCATAGCCCATCGCACTTCTTGCCGCGATCAGGAGCGGTGCAGCAATTCCCGCACCCTGTATTACATTCTCAACGCCCGCCGCTCGCATATCGGAGCCCTTTCGGCGGATGGCATTCGTCTGGTCTTGGGTTTTCAGCAGGCTGACCCGCTTCTCCATTTCGGTATTCGTTCGGGCGATCCGCCCCATTAGTTCGCGCTCGCGATCCAGCAATTGGGTGGCGTTCCCAGAAGATCTTCCAATTTCTGCGCGCACGTCACCGAGTTCGCGGTCAAGTGCGCGTGCTTCCTTCTTCATCGCGGCAAGGCGCTCGCTACCCTTTTGACCTAAACCGATGATGGACCGCAGGGAGCCGGAAAGCTTATCAGTGCTGGCGAAGTTGACCAGGAGGCGCAGGCTGTTTGTGCTCATTAATCCTTTACCCCATTAACGCGATTCCATTGTGCGACTGCTATGTCACGCCAATATGTCAGTTCATCGAAATCCAGATCTAACAGTTCATTGAGCGGCCAATGGAAGATGAATGCTATATCAGCGATCAGCTTTGCTACATCGCTTCCAACCGGGCACGTTCCTCCGCCGTGAGAAAAAAACCGACCAACTCCCCCGCGACGGCCAAGAGATTTTCAGGTTCCATCTCGTCTGCTTCGTGCTGGGTTAGAGACGGCTCCGACACGCGCGGCAGTATGATAATGATCGAGTCGACCTTTGTCTGAATGATCTCGGAAAGGGTGGTTCCACGTAGATCGCGCCCGCGTGGCTTGCGAAGCGTCAGTGAAGTAATCTCTGTATCGCCCCTTTTGATAGGCGTCGGCAATTCCACGATCACGCTGGGGCGTTCGGATGTTGGAGCGGATTTTGTCATCTTGATTTCCTCTTCGAGCGGAGCATGTCTCCGCCCCGGTGCGTCCGCTCGTTTGCGCACCGGGGCGAAGGGGGATCAGGCCTGAATGGCGGCGCGATGGGCGGCGAGCAGGTCGTTGCCGTTCACGATGAAGATCATGCCCACTTCATCTTTCTCGATCTTCACCGTGCCATCGACGCTGAGCTTGTAATAGCTGCACCGGGTCTTGACCGTCTGTTCGGTGTCATCACCGGGTTTTCCTGTGCCGGGGTCAATCTCCTGATGCCGCCCGCGCGCGACGATTTCGACCTGCTTGACTGTGCCGGTCGACTCCTCCTGATACGACCCGACCCAGCGCAGCAGCACCGCATCATGCGTGATCGCGCCGAACTGATCGAAAACCAGATCGATATGACCTCCGGGCTTCCATTCGAACTCGATGGGTTCGCCGCCCATGTCGATGCCGATGGCGGCATCCATGCCCGCGCCGCGCCAGTCCTCGAACTTGCGAGCGAGCTTGGGGAGGGACACCTCGCCGATCTGGCCGAGGAAGCTGTTGCCGTCATTGAAAAGGTTCATGCTCTTGAGCTTGGAAGGCAGGGCCATGATCGGGTCTCCGGTTCAGAAAAGGGGGAAGGGCGAGGGGATCAGCCGAGCTGATCCGCCAGTGCGGCGTAGAATTTGTCCGTGATCCGCTGGTTGAGCTGGATGCTCTCGGCAGGCGCGCACGGCGTGTATTCATAATCGATCGTGAGGCGACCGGCGGCGAGGTCCGTTGCACTGTTGGCGTTGCGGTCAAACCATGCGCGCGCGCCGATGATGCGACCCTGGCTCGCCATCTTGCGGAATTCCGCATTCACGGTTTCGAGGATGTCCGTGATGAGCGCCACAGTGATGGGCTTGTCGATCGCCCAGACAAGGCCGTTGGCGATGGTGTCCTGCAGCACCTGGGCAGTGCGCGCGGCACTTTCGAATGCGAACAGGGGTTCATCCGAACAGGTTCGGTTGCCCCAGAAGCGGAAGCCCTTGGCGCGCACCAGTGTCGTGACATCGGCGTCATTCAGCAGGCTTGCTGTGGTGGAGCTGCCCGCGACAATATCGAAGGGAACGGGTTTGGAGATCCCGGTTACGCCGTTGATGCCGAAGTTCGACAGCGTCTTGTGCCAGCCCACCTCCTGATCGATGCGGGCGCGAAGACCGAGCGCGCGCGCCACGGCGGAGCCGGTGAAATCCGTGAATTCGGGCCAGATCAGCATCAGCTCGCGCGCCGCGAAATTGGCGCGGTACGTGATCGCCTCGCTCGCCACATCGCCTTCCGCCGCCGCATAGGCGAAGCCGCGCAGCTTCTGCGCCACGGTCACAAGCGCGGTGGCTACCGCCTGCGTGTCGTAGCCGGGAACGCCGAGGATGCGAGGGCGGACGCCGAGCAGGGATTCCGCGCCGAGCAGCGCCTGCATCCCCGTCAGATGCCCCTGTGCATCCGCGCCGCCGATGATGGCGGTTTCCGTGGCGGCGGCGTCCGCGCCCTGCGCCACGCGCACGACAACGACTGTGGGGCTGCACTGGTCGGAAATCGCATCCAGCGCCTTCGCAAGCGTCCCGTTGGTGCCTGCCTTGCCGATCGCCGATGCGACGTCCGTCACCAGAACCGGGGTATCGAGCGGGAAAGCGGTGCTGTCGGCGTCGGATGCGACGGCGACCAAACCGATGATGGCGGTGGAAATGGCGGCGATAGCCCGCGCGCCGGTGTTGATTTCGGTGACCTTGATACCGTGATAATAGGGCATGTCCTGTCCTTTCGGGTGGCGCTAGAGGGCGATGTTCAGTTGAATGGGCGCGGGGGCCGGAATGTCTGTCCGGTGGCCGGTGAGGGTGACGCCAAGCGAACCGCTCGATGTTCCGCCGCTGACCTCAACCTTGTCGAGCGCGATGCGCGGTTCCCAGCGGCGAATGGCTCCAGCGGTGGCGGCGATGATGAGCAGCCGCGTCAGCGCGTTCATCGGCGCATCGATCAGATCCGCGAGGCGCGAGCCATATTCGCGGCGCATCGTGCGGGTGCCGAGCGGCGTGGAAAGGATATCACCAATCGACTGCGCGATATGCGCCTCGCCGGACAATGTCTTGCCGGTGCTCCGGTGCATTCCGGTCATACCGGCGCTCCTGTCTGCGCGCCGCCCGCCTGCACGCCGCTATGCTTGTGGCCCTTGAGGCTTTTGCCGCCGCCGACAACATCGACAGAGGCTGTGAGCTGGCCGGTAATCGATACGTCGCCGGTGATGGCGATGCCGCCGGGAGCGGTGATGGTAACGCCGTTCTCGGTGAGGACTATCGAGAGGCCGGACGGGCCGTCGATGCGCGGGTGCGCGTCCGCGCCGATCTTGGGGAAGGCAGGCGAATACAGGCCGCGCAGAAGGACAGCGCCCGCGATATCGCCCTCGGGGCTGAGGACGATCACCTGTTCCCCGACGCTGGGCGGCGACCAGGTGCGCCATGCGCCCGCGCCTTCGAGCCAGTGAAGGGCAGGGGAAACCACCTCCCCACACCGCACGGTGGCTGTACCCGCCGCGAGATCGACCGTTTCCACTGTGCCAAAGCGCAGCAGATCGCCGATCAGGCCGGGAATGTCATCGTCGTGCGCGTTCATGGTGCAGGCATCGAGCGCGCAGGGGAAAATTGACAGGGACGGGCCTTGTGATCGCGCGGTTCACAAGGCGCAAAGTCAGTCTGACCGGATCACCCCGAGCGCGATCTTGTGCGATACACCAGCGGCTTGGGCATCGATGATCTCCTTCGTTGCAGCCTCGTCCATATTGCCGTCCTGATCGCGCACGACATTGATGGTGCGGGTGTGGGTGATGCGGCCTTCCTTGAAGGTGACGGGCATGGTGCCGGTTTCGGGATCGAACTTGCCTTTGACGATTTTCATGAGCGTTTCCTTTCAGCTGAAAATGAGCGCGGCAAGCGCGCCGCCGATTGACCAGAATGCGAGATCGAGCCGCGAGCCGGGGCTGAACACATTGCCGCCTTCAGTGATCTCGCGCACCAGCCCCGCGCCAAGGCCCGACGCCGCTCCGGATATGGGTCCGGATATGGGGCCGGGCCACAGCAGCACCGGCGCGAGTATCGCCATTGCCGCGAGCGCATGTGCGGACTGATCGACAATCTGCTTTTTGAGGATCGCGGGCAGGCGCATCATGCCGGGCCGATCGCGATCCAGTCGAACCCATAACCGTATAGGCTGGAGTTTCCGCTGTCATCGTCCTGCAATTGGTACGGGAAGCCGTTGGCATCGCCGTCGCCGCGTTTGACATAATGCTTTTGGTTATAGGTCAATCCGCTAGCATCATAATGGAAAAGGACAACTACATAGGCAGTCCCGCTGAAGGCGACATTGTAGGCCTGTGTAAAGACCGCACTTACGTTGTTCGTCGCGGACCTGTTGCGGCCCCACTGGATCAGCAGATTGCCGAGCTTTTGATAGCCATTATTGCCAAGAGATGCGGCGAACGCCTGCGCGAGCATGAATTCGCTGCCATGGCGGCCATCGAGCATGTCGGCGTCGAAGCCGCTGCCCGCTCCGTCATTGCTATAGCCCATGAATTCGCTGGCATGGCGGCCATCCACCATGTCAGCATTGCCAGCGGAGTTTGCATAGTTGACGTTGAAGTTGCTGGGGTTCCAGACATAATAGGTCGCTCCGTCATTGGATCCCCAGACCCAGCTGGGCTGGCCTGCCTGACCTGCCCAGTTGAAAGGCTTGTTGAGGAGGTTGTTCCAATCGCGGATGGAATCGCGGTGCCAGCCATCGACCATGTCCGCGTCCGAGCCCGATCCTGCGCCGTCATTGCCGGAATGCCAGTACGGCGCATTGTCGGAGCGATAGAGGTTGCCATTAACATCCGGGAAGACAAACGCCGTGGTCGATCCGTCGCCATAGATCCGGGTGCGCCCGCCATTGGCGTTGCCATAGCCGACATATAGCCCATCGGACGCCGCCTTTGCATTGCGGAAAACCCGCATCGAGGGCCAGATGTCGTTGGTGGAGAAATCGCAGCTGCTGCCAGCGCCGAAGGTGAGCGCGCCGGTATAAGTGTCACCGGCCTTGTTGAGTGGCGTATAGCCCAGGCGGGCGATGATGTTGCTGTAATAGCTCCCGTCCTGTCCATCCAGAAGGTCGGCATCCAGGCCGGAGCCAGCGCCGTCAAGGGTCAGCATTTTTGCTTTGACATCTGCGGCGGTATAGCTTGCGGCGGCGAGGTAATAGCTGCCGTGCTGCCCATCGAGCAGATCGGCGTCCGTGCCGGATCCCGCGCCATCGACCGTGACGAACTTTGCGAGCACATCCGCCGCCGTGTAATTCGTGGCGTTGAGTGGTGTGTATCCCAATCGCGCGACGATATTGGTGTAGTAGGCTGGAAGCTGCCCCGCGAACATACCTGCATCAAGGCCGGAGCCAGCACCATCATTGCCGGGATTCCACACCAGGCTGTTGTTGGCGCCAAAGCGGGCATCGAGCCAGGCGTTGACGGCATCCTGAATGGCCTTGGGCGTTACCGCCCGCTGGGTATCGGTGCCAGCTGTAGCCTCAGCGCTGGTGGCAAGCTCGACCACCCCCTGAACCGTCTCGGTGGCGGGCGGATTGAGGAAATTCGCATTGCCGAAAGTCAGCGATGCCGCCGTGATGTCCGCGAACACGACATCCAGCGCCAGCAGCATGATCGACTGCGCGGTCTTGTCGACAAGCGCCGCCGGTTGCCCGTAAATCGCGAACAGCGTGCCATCGGCAAGGTAGAGAGCGAAGGCGCGCGCCGTGTAAACATCCGCACTCTCATCCCGCACAATGAGGTGGATCGTATCTGCCGCAACCCCCGCGCCGGAGATGGTCGAGATGCGCTTGAATTCCCCGGCGAGCGCGGTCGCGGTCTTCGCGGGCGTGATGACCGAGCCGGAAAGCCCGCACTGTGTGATGGTTACAGGCGCGGTGCCGTTGTGCTGGGCATTGACGATGGCGGCGCGGCCCGCGTCGGTTACGATCATGGTCAGCGGCATGGCTGGTTCCTCATGCTGAGAAATTGTAGCGAAAATATGCGGCGGGTCGCGCGGCGGCGATCAGGCCAACCTGCGCCTTGCCCGCGAGCGAAAGCCCGAAGGTGAAATGGCGGGACAGCGGCTTCGCGCGGTCGATCTCGGAGACGATGGCATTGACGATCGCCGCGCTCGGCGCGCCGGATCCATCGTCGGGCGCAGACAAAATGACCGTGAAGGTGCCGCGCGTTCCCTGGGGGCTGGTTTCCCACCATTCGCGCAGCGCCATGTTTGCCCCGAAGGCCGAGATCGCGTTGCGCACGGCCTGCACCGTCCCTTTTTTTCGGTGCACGGGGATGGCGTTCGCAACGACTGCGCGGCGGGTCGCGATCGGCCAGCTGCTGTCCCAATTGTCGATCGAGAGCGCCCATGCCAACCAGGGCAACAGGTGTTCCGGACACGTGGCGGGATTCCAGAGGTCGCGCAACGGAACCGGCAGGGCGGGCATCGCCACAGCGTCCGCCAGCGCCGTTTCCAGTGGGGTTGCATTGGGCGGGAGCAAGCTCATTCCGCTTGGCCCGACCATGTGACCGTGATGCCGGTGCAATTGGCGGCCTGAGTGTCATCGATCACGACATCTGCCGCCGGTTGCGTCAGGGTGACATTCTGCACACCGCCCGCAAACAGGGCCGCGATGATCCCGGCACGGGTGATATCGCGCCCGATCTTGCGGCTGTCCGCCACCCATGCGGCGATGCGGCTTTGGGCCTCCGCGAGCACCAGTGCACTATCCGGCCCGGCATAGCTGGTAAGGCTGGCGACGATCGCATAGTTGACGATGGTTGCGGCATGGACCGTCACCTGGTCGCCGAGCGGGCGCACATCCTCCGCCGAAAGCGCGGACGCGACTGCGGATACGAGCGTGGGCGAAGCCGCACCAGTACCCGATCTTGAAAGCACATACACGTCCACCTGCGTCGGGGCAGGGCTGACGGCGGACGCATCGAGCACATCGGGATCAGCCGAGAGCGCATGGAAGATGTATGCACCGCGCGGCCCCGCGACGGAGAACCCCTCCGGCGCGAGCGTGATGCGGCGGCGAAAATCATCGTCGCTTTCCATCGTGGCGGGCGCGCCGGTAACCGGATCGGCGGGGATAAGTTCAAGCCGGGAGACGCCCAGAAGCGCGCCGAGATTGTCGAGATCTGCGCCCCGCGCGTAGGCGAGCATCAACGCGCGGCCCGCGTCGTTCACCCGCTGGCGATCGAGCAGGCGAAAATAGGCGCAGACCTGAAGGACTTTCACCGCCGGATCGCTTTCCAGTGTTTCATCGAAATCCGGGATGTACGCCTTGAGGGCTGCCACCATTTCCGTGAACAGCGCTTCGAAATCGAGCGGGTCGATCACATCGGGCGCGGGCAGGCGCGACAGGTCGATAGCGGAGAAGGTGGACGGCATTGCGCCAACAAAGGCGAGCGAGCGCGCATCTGCACGGGTGGGCGTTTGTGAACCGCGCCATCACAAGGGCGCGGCGTGGAACCTGATGCCAGAACCGCAATCATGCGGCTCATGACCAAGTACGACATCGCCATTCTCTGGGCCGTTTCGATCTTCGCGGCGCTCACCGCCGTAACCGCGCGCCTGGCGAAGGATCTGTTTGCGGTGTCGACCGAACCGCCTTCGGACGCCGCCGAGCTGTTCCACTGGGAACGGCGCAGGCGATGGATGATCTATTCCGAGATTGCCGCGCTGCCCTGTTTCGCAACGGTCAGCGTTGCGTTGACGCTTTATTGCGGCGTGCCGCCGGTGGTTTCGATCCTGATTGCCACCGCGCTGGGCGGTCTGGGCTTCGGCTTCCTGCTGAACGGCCTGCAATTCCTTGTCCGGCGCAAGCTGGGGATGGAGCCATGAACGCTATTTTTGTGATCGCTTGCGTGATGAGTGGCCTAGCCGCGATTTGCGGCTTGGCGATGGCGGCGCGCCATGCCGTGCACCTCGAAAAATGCCGGGGAACCGCCTGCAAGACGGAGGCACGGCCATGATGCTTTCTCCCCATTTCAGCCTCGCCGAGATGACGGCGAGCGAAACGGCGCGGCGGATCGGCGATCCCAACCAGCCCAGTCCTTCCGCGTTGGCGTGTCTCACGGATCTCTGCACGCATGTGCTGGAGCCGGTTCGGGCGCATTTCGGGAGGCCTGTGAAGGTCAACAGCGGTTATCGCGGGCCACGCGTCAATCGCGCCGTTGGTTCCTCCGACACCAGCCAGCATCCCTTGGGGCAGGCCGCGGATATCGAGATCGATGGTGTTACCAATGCAGAGCTGGCGCGCTGGATCCGCGACAATATCGATTTCGACCAGCTCATCTTGGAAGCGTACCACCCCGGCGATCCGGACAGCGGTTGGGTGCATGTGAGCTGGCGGAGATCCAATCGGCGGGGGAAGAACGGCAAAGGGGGCGTCCTCACCATGACGATGGGAAGCCATGGCGCCGTCTACAGCGCAGGGATCAACGCATGACGGGCTACGGCATTCTCGCCGCCGGTTCGCTGCTGCTCGCCATCACAGCGGGCCTTGGCGGCTATTCGCATGGGCTGGAAACCGGGACGCTGCGCCAGCGGTCCGCCGATCAAAAATCGATCGACGCCGCCACCTCCGCCCGCGACCGCCTGCGCGCCCAAATGGAAGAGGCCGCGCTCCTCCATCTGCAGGCCGATCAGGCCCGGCAATCCACCCATCGGGAGATCATCCGTGAGAGCACGAAAATTCTCGACCATCCTGTTTACGCTGTGCGGTGCGTCGATGCTGACGGCGTGCACCAGCTCGACGGGATTGTCGACAACGCGAACAGCGGAAGTTCCGGTCCACCTCCTCAACCCGCCCGCTAAGCTGCCCAGGGTGCAGCGCGACGGCGAAGGCGCGGCGGCCAGCATGAACGGCAAGCAATGCTTCGGCAGCATCGCTGATTTCGCGGACATCGCAGGCGGCATCCGCAATCAGCTGATCAGCCTCCAGCAGGCGGTCATCCTCTCCCAATCGCAAGCGAAAGGCGCGGCGAAATGAAGGCTTACATCACCAAGCATACGACACAGGCACCGAACTGGCCCCGCCTGTCGAACATGCAGGCGATCGGCGCGCTGGGCGGGCATGAAGGCGACAGCATCGACCTCGATTTCAGCACCGGGGAGGCTCACACCGGAGACCTAACGGAAGGCCTGTACCGCATCGGTATCGACGGCGGAAATGCGCGGGTGCGGATCGAGGTCAATGCGTTTTCCGATCAGACCGGCGAATTCTGGTTCGATGGCGACAAGGATCTGCGCTTCGTCCGGGAAGGGCAGCGCATTTCGGTCATTGCGGACGCGGGCTGA